CAAAGATAATCAAATAGATATAATCACTTTGACTTCTTACAAAAGGAATATATTTGCTCGGTTATTTAATCCAAGTATTGCTAGAAAAATGATTTTTCATTCTGATACACCACTACTTGTTATTAACAGCTGATCAGATCAAGCAAAAAATGGGCATTTATAATTAGGGAATAATAATGATTACGTTGTATTAACGTAATTAACATTAATGATAGCAAACGTATGTTATATAATAACATTGTTTAACATATTGGATAACTATATACATACGAGGTACACCATTTACAAGAATGTCGAGGAATTGATATTGATACAAATACACAGGAGACAAATTACGAAGAAAGTCGAATATTTCAATAAGGTCATGAAAGGGGATAGGACAGCCAGATATAAAGTATTTCATAATGTAAATATTTTTATCCTGTCATTTTTCGTATAATAGGACAAGAAAAAAGGATAGCCGAATGGATTAATCGGCTACCCTTCGGGAAAATGACTGGGTTTCACTTAAATAAAGAACGAATAAACTTAAATATTCTATAATAGATATAGAATACAATAGGAGCTATTATAAGCCACTCTAACGAACCACCATCAGAAGCATTATACATAATTACAAAATTTTAAATTAACACAAAGCAAATTTAATAAATCATTTGTAATAAGGATACTTACTAGGGAAGAAATTTCTACCTATACGATGAATAGTTTTAGAAGCACCTAATTTATCAGTATCAAAAACCAAATTAAATAAAGTTTCATGAACAGTATTAACACGGTCCTTAAACGTAGCAGCATCAAATTGATTAGATTGTCGTTGAGCCTGATTAGATAACTGTTGTCCTGTAATCTGGTCAACACCAAGAGAGGTACGTACTTCAGTTTCAGCCATTTTCTTAATTTCATGCTCAGCCTGATTACGAGTTAACTTACCTTGAGCCAATTTCAACTGGATATCAGCAGCTTTTTGAGCAAGGTCCATTTTTTGAGTAGCATCCATAAACGAAAGTTGTTTATCAGCCATCAATGTTTGCACATTGGTAAGTTTACGCTCAGCACGCATTTTAGAAATAGATTCCTTATTAACTTCCATAGTAGACGTTTTCAAATCATTATCTATAGAAGCGATAAGTTTATCAAGAGCCAAACGACCTTTTTTAGTATAAGTATCAGCCTTGATATTAGCTATCTTAGCAATAGCTTCAGCAGCTTTATACTTACCTTCAATACGCAAATTATCAGTTTCAGCACGAGTTTTATTGCGGTCAGGTTCAGATTGAATACGGTCAACAACATCACCAAGAGCCTGAGCAATACCGGAATAATCAGCAGTATAAGACGATGAAGTAGGAGGTGTAACACCTTGAGCAGACGGAGAAGTAGCAGAGCCGACAGATTCAGCGGTACCAGCATTCGCGCCGGTCATCATCATATACGGATTGAGACCTGCAGCTTCAAAGCGTTTACGCTGCTCAGGAGCAGAATTATATTCTGCAACATCCCAAGCATTTTGCTTGGCATCATTATAAAAGTTCCATTGGTCACCTAATTGCTGATGATACATTTTAGTATTATAAGCCATTTGCTTATCAAGCATTTTCGAGTTAAACGCATTACTATCCTGAGCAATAGAAGCGTTACTCTTATTACTCATAACAGAAGCACCAATAGAACCAACAGCGGCAAGAGCGCCGCCAATAAGTGCACCAGTAGCCATAATAATAAAGTTTTAAATTATTTTTTATCTTCGATAAAAACTCCGGGGGCATAGCCCTGGAGCCCCCCCTAGAAGGGGACCCCCCAGTTAAGGTTTAGGTTAAAAAAATTAAGGGGAGACTGCTCGCAGGCTCTTTTTTCATTTTCTAACCTTTCGGACAATAACCGGGAGAATTCACGCGCGCACGTGTTAAGGTCACGCGCACACGTGTTAAATAGAGTTTTATCACTCTGATAGAGCAGACTCAACAGGAGCGGCAGGCTCATTAGTCTGTTGAGACTGTGCAGCAGCCAAAGCAGCTACAGCATCATCAGAAGAGCTCATAAGATACTGACTCCAAGCCATCAACTCACTAGGAGACTGAATAAAACGAGACTTGACAAAAGACATCAACTGCTCATCGCCAAGTTTAGAACGAATCTCTGTAAATTGAGGATCACGAACTTGTACAGAATCAAAGTAGGAGAGAAGCGATTCACGTGACATCCTATCAAGTCTCTGTTGATTGAACAACATGTAAATATCAGAAGTAAGACGGATACTAGGTTTTCCGTCAACTTCAATTTCCTGAAACATAAATTGATCAACCGGAGAAGATTCACGGAATTCACTACATTTCATTTCCTTAGAAGTGACAGTATAAGGACATTCAGGAGTTACATAAGGCTCCAAACGACGTTTAGACCACATAATTATAAAATTTAAAAGTTAAACAATAAAGGACTAGTAAGGCAAGCCGTCAGTATCAAGATTACGGACTACTTTCACATCGAAGAAAGACGTACAAAGGAAATTATCCGTATCTACACTAGAATCAACAGCAACAGCAAACAAAGGATTAACCGAATTAGGATTTACCTTGAATGAAGTGTAATTGAACAAAACATCGCGAGGTCTTTCCTCAGTAGGTCTACCACCTTCAATGAACTGATTTTTAACTGATTGGTTATCAAACGAAATAACCCAGTTTTTCAAAGAAGTCTTAAAGGCACCTACAGACGTATCAATATCAGTTTTATAACTGATATAACGAGGAGCATATCCGGCAATACCTTCAATAGAAGTAGTAGACGTTTTAGGGTCATTGAGAAGACCAACAATAGGAACGCTTTCCATTCCAACACGGTCAAATTCGGGGATAGCATAATCAGTAGCATTGACCTTTGTATAGATAGGAGACGTAATATCACAAGTATAATCAATCAAAGGTAAGCAGTGATAAATACACATGATAAGACCGTAACGACCTTGAGAGTTAAAGGAAATACGACCGTTAGAAACACCAGTACCTTTACCTGCAATATCAGCAGCATTTTCACCTGTAATATTATTATTTACAACCTCATTGATATCCAATGAAGAATCAATACCACCAAGATAGGTACACATTTCAGAGAAACCGTCACCGGGAGACACATTCCAATGCTTTTCAATTTGTTCTTTATAATCCTTATTACCTGACAAAGTAATTTCTTTCCATTTCTGCAAGAATTCAGCTTGACGAAGAGCAAGAATAGAAAACTCAGCATTAGACTGAAGAAGAGTACCAGCGGTAGCAGTAGCATTACCAGAGGAACGAACATTCGCAGCCGTAGAAATACCAATAGCACCATTGAGAGCAAGAGAAGCAGAGCCGGCATTAACAGGACCTACACCGGAAATAGTAGCAACATCACCATACTGTTGACGAGGAAGAACACCGTGAAACAAATCTTTTTGCCAATTACAGTAGCGAAGATCAAACATATTGTAATCAGAATAGAAATCCTCTGAATCAATACCAGTAACATTCATAGAACCAACACCGGACATATAATCAACATTAAAAGTAGAAGGAGAGCACTTTTCCCATTGAGACTCACGGTAGAAATCAGAATAAATTTTTTGATAAGCAAGCAAACCAAAAATATTCAGTTGCAAGTTATAAGACAAAGGACGACTAGACCAAAGAGAATCCTCGACATAAGGATAATAATTACCGTAGCCAAGATATTCCAAAAGCTTAGCAGACAAAAAACCACGATTATAACCAAAATAATTACGACGATAAGACTCAGGACCAGAAGGAGAAAGCTCACTCAAATAGTTAGCAATCTGCTCACAAGTGATATAAGGCATCTCACCAGCCAATGAATCATAATTAGGAATCAATCCGGTAGCATGTTGAGGGTTATCATACATTTGTGTCAACACAGTATTAGCCTTATTCCAAAGCAAGTCATAAGGAACAAAATAGAAATCGTAATACTCTCTCATACGGGCAAAAGCAGCAGTATTAAGAGGTTGGGTACGAGTAAAAGCACGAAGATCAATAGACCAAGAATCACCGGGAAGAACTTCCCAAGTTTTCACAGGCAATAATTCACCACATTTAGCGGTAAAATTACGCTTAGAGGAAAGGTCGAAACCATTTCGAGAAGTCTTATTTCTCAAAGACTTCAAAGACATAATGCTAGCCATTGTTTAAAGTGTTAAAATTAGACATTACTCAAAGAACATCTTATTTGCGTCATTGAGTTTTTTATGTTTTATACGGTCATTAAAGAGCTTTTTAACATCCGAACTATAGAGACGATAGACAGGAGTTTTTTCAAGCAAATTAGTATCAATATAAACGTTATTATAAAAGTAAGGATAATAGGAATTATCCCAGTTATCAGTACAAAGATCATCATCACCGATTAAGTCACTTTCATAGAAAAGTTGTTGGGATTCAAAGAAATTAGTCAAATGCATATAATCCAAACGAGAGTAGAACTCTTCAATTAAACGCTGTTTAGATTTACGCTCAGCTAAAGTATTATGAGTACAAACAAAATACAAGAAGTGTTTAGAAATCAGCAACTCAGTATAGATACGATGCACATAGCGAGAGAACTCATCAGAATTAAATGAATGTAACAATACATCAGGGTCATAGAAATATTGAGATAATTCATACAATTTAGATTGGTCGGAACAATAACCATAAAGGTCAAGTAAATAGGTATCCTTAGTATTATGGAAATAATAAATATAGATAGCTACTTCTTTCGCAAGCGAGAACGACGTTTTGGCATCGGGGAATAATAACCGCGCTGTATCATAGATTGAGTAAGAGTAAGCACGTTCACGTGAAGATTTAGAAGCAAATCCTTTACATCGTGGGTAGAAGTAAGAGTAACACGACCGCCATACGTCAAACTCTTTATATTTTCCATTGAGTACGATGCTTCTTTTAATAAAGTTTTCAGGGGTAAGCGAGTATACTTTTTCACGTTGACAGTCAAGAAAGCCTTGACCCAATTTTTGAGAATGAACGTTGAACGGACAGACGGAACCAATTTTAAAAACTTTGGGTATAGTGCAAGAACTATTAACGTACGACGCAACGTAGTTAGAACATTGTCCTTTGGAGATTTGACAATCGACACGACCAAGGGTCCATGCTTTAGATATATTCTCTGAACATATTTGTAAGGCTTCATCTGATTGGAGGAATAATAAGAGATGATAATGCGGGCGGAAGTGTACAGGTCCGTATTCACCGACAGCAAAGTAACGCACTTTTTCCGAGGATTTTCCTTTATTAACATAGTATCTTAAACGTTTTAGAAATAATTGTAAATCAGTTTTACGAAGGTAGGGGATATCACCAAATAAATAGAACTTATTAAGTAAATTAGTCCTGGCATCCTCTGTAAGGTCAGCAGGTCCGAGAATCTCACCAGTTTCTTTATCTACAAGGTCACAACCAAAAGGACGCTCAATAGAATCAACGAACATAGCACGAGGTATAAAGCGATTGGCATAAGTAAGAGTTATAAATAAAGTATGTTTAGAAGTATAAGATTCCAAGTCACATTGGAAAGCATAACGGGAATTTTTAGCAAGCGTACAGGCTTGACAATGTCCACAAGGAACTAACATAGACTCATTAGTATAAGGATTAATTATACGTTTCGGGTGGAGACACTTACAAAAGGGATTTTGTACCATAGTTAGAAATTAGGGGATAAATCCAAAGTAGTAGAATCATTACGAGACTCAGATTTTTGGTCAATCTGTTGATTAGAACTAGAGTTGTTTTTCTGAATACTCATAGACATAGTAACAGCACACGAAGAGACAAGAATCACGTTACAAACAGTAACAATAAAAGTTACAAGAGCCTGAATAATACGGCTCCATTGGTCATTGGTAAGTTTCATAATTAATCAGTAATTAAAGTAGTTGTACAAATATATTGGGGAAGAACGTTAATAGACCTAACTATATTACGAGCTTCACGAACAGTAATACCAAAGAGAGCAAACGAGTTAACAGGTTTCAAAATAGTAACACGACGACCAGCAACAACAGAAGTAAGCACATAACTTACAGTAAAATCGAAATCACGCTTTTCTTCAAAAGCTTGTTTCATGTTGTATTTTTCACATTTTTTCATATTAAACACTATAAGTAATAGAATCAATCATATAACCATCTCCAACAAGTTTAGAAATACGTTTATCATGGTCTTCAAACCAACAATAAGTTTCATAACACAAAGGCATATAACACTTAACTACCTTAGTAACACGCTTAACAGACATACCATTTTTCAAAATAATTAAAGCCTTCATAATTCAATTTTTTAAGAGTAATACTTTGCTTTATTTTTATATCGCAAAGATAAGTTGGGAATAATCAATATTATGTTTAATTAAAAAGGGGGGGGTAATGTTATTATATTGCTCCTTTTTAATTTTTATCAATTGAAGAAAAATACATATTCCCTCAAATGTATTTTTTGATTATCTCTCCTCAATATGAATTATACGAAAAAAAAGAAGGTTACTATTTCTAGCAACCTTCCCATATTTTTCAGACTTATAATTTTCCTGAAAACGATATTACTTCATCAGTTTATCGATTTCTTCAAATTCAGGTCCCATGTTCAAGTTATAGTAAACTCTATAAAGACCTTGTAACCATAAATCTTGTTGATCAGGTTTCAAAGCTCTAGCTTTTTCATAGAATGGTTTAGCTTCTTCGTAGAATTTCTTAACTACAGCCTGTGCTTCAGCATATTTAGGATCATTGATATCTGTTGTTG